CCTCGGCAACGTGTCACACCACAGCGAGGTAATTACAGCAACGGGTCGCACTGCGTATTATTTTAATGGTGAATATGAACAACTAACGGCTACTACCATTCGTATCACGAGATTGCCTTACGGAATGTCTCACAAACAGATCGAAAAGAACATAGCGAAATTGCACGATACTGGCGACTTGTTGGATTCTACGGATGCATCGAAAAAAACAATCGACATTACGTTGAAATTTAAGAAAGGTGTAATTTCATCAATGACGCACGATGAAATTCTCGAGATGTTAGGGTTGTCAAATAGACAGATTGAAAACCTCAACGTGCTCAATTTTACAGGCGATGCGTTACTACAGGTCACTCCAATCGAACTGATCACACAATTCACAGACTGGCGATTAGGATGGTATATTCAACGTTATGAACGACTAGCACATCTGACCAGAGAAGAATTACAGCGTTGGTACGATGTACGTATAGCTATCAAGAAGAAGGTAGGAGCATTAGCTAATAAGATTGCTTCACGCAAAGAACTCAAGGACGTATTGTGTGAATTTGGTATCGTTAACCTTGATTACATCGCTGATTTGCCGGTATATCGCTTTACTGAAGAAGAATATGAACGTAATGAGCGGCGGATTGTAGAGAAAGAAACGATATTAGCTGAATACGTTACGCTGCTCGAGAGTGATGACGCTCGTAAACAAGTTTATGTTAAAGAGTTGCAAGAAGTGTTAAATAAACACAAGAAGGGAGCGTACTAACCTATTCCGCCGGTTCTACTGTGAACAACATGGACGTTGGTTCCAAATCCGCATCTACACCAAACGCTTTCGAAAAATGAGCTGTTAGTTCACGAGCTTTCTGCACTGCCGTATGTGCTTTTGTTTCAGCAATATCTCTTGAGAACGTTCCAATAATGGCATGGCCGTGTTTATGAGCGCTCATCATAGCGTTAAACGCTAAATCGCCCGTCAACCCAAACACTTCTTGTAGCACCAGAGCCACGACTTCACCTGGAGTGTAGTCTTCATTGTTCAACATTACGTAGTATTTTTGAGGACGTTTTGCAGTAGTATTTGGATTTGTTCCAAGCGAACGTTCTACATCCACGATTTCTATAAGTTTCATAAAATAGTCCTCTGATTAATCACTATTTATCTATAATTTCTTTCAACTGTCTAATGGTATCGGCGGCGCTGGTATGTAGTATTCCAATGCCGCCAGCGGCGCGGAACTTTTCAATAACGTGATGAGTGTCGTCAATTAGAATTGAGGTAGGGGTTGCATATTGAGCTTTTTTTGATCCGGAGTCTACTACAATCACTGGAGGTGTCGGCTCAAGGTGTTCTTCTACCCATTGCCGCTTTTCATCTGCGCCTTGCGGGATCTTGCCGCGGGATGTACAGATGGTTGGGTTATAGCGTTTAATGAAGTCCCACAGCGTTGTCATATCTGACATTGGAGCAGCGGGTCGCCACAATTGTCCTTTGCCTTGGACATACATGGCAGTCACGTTTGTCCAGAATAACGCTTCTTTTGCTTTGTCGCGAATCTTACGGTGTCCAGTTAGTTCAATGTCAAACAGATCTTTGGCACGAGATGCGAGATCAACTAAAACGCCGTCCACTACAGGTCCACGTATATTTTGAATATACGTGGACGTTCTCCTTCTTTATCAATTACTTCGGTTAATTTCATTATATTCTCGATGGGGTATTGGTTTACTTGACTATCACAGCGTGAGGTTCAACAAATGGAAAAGAAATACCATTTTGTATACAAGACAGTGTGTCTAACAACCAGACATTACTATTTAGGCGTTCATTCAACAGATAATTTGTGCGATGGATATGTTGGATCAGGCATAAAATTCTTGAATTATGTTAAAAAGTACGGACGTGAAAATTTCATTAAAGAAATCATAGCGATGTGTTCAACGCGTGTAGAAGCGTTTGAACAAGAGCGATCCATTATAACCGAAGCGGTGTTAGCTGACGAAATGTGCCTAAACTTGATTGATGGTGGAATAGGGTACAGACACACATACGATGAAACTTCTCAAAATCGTATCAGCAAGACACGCAGAGAGCGAATCGCGGCTGGTTTAATAATCCCCCCTAAACACACCGAAGAACACAAGCAAAAAATGCGAAACAATAATCCTGGCGGTAGGGCAACATCAAAACAGATATATCAAATTGACCCCAACTCCGGTAAAATCATTAAGGTGTGGGATTCACTGCGACAAGCAGGAATTTCTTTAAATATCAAGAGTTGGAGAAATATTAGCCACTGTGCAAAGAATGCGAAATATCAGACCGTCAACGGTTTTTTCTGGAGATGGGTTGGAGATGCTGACGTTGTCGATGGTCAGTTGACAAACATACAAGAATTAAATGCCATACGGCTAAATCCATCAACAAGGGCAGGCAAACAGATACAACAATCGGATCAACACGGCGAAGCGATACGAACGTGGGACAGTTCAACACAGGCTGGTGACCACTTTGGTGTTACATCAGGTATTATTACAAAGGCTGCTATTAGCAATAATCTATGGCGAGGATTTTATTGGAAAAGAATCCAATGAAATAAACTACACACCACAGCAATTGGAAATATCCCTAAGCTCCACGCAATACTTATAAGTAATTGGGTTTCTTTAGATTTAACAAACCAAAACAATGGAAAAATTAAAAAGCAGACATAATGTATATAATTATTAATTAAACTATCAATCTTCATATTAACCTCGTTGGGGAGCTAGAACCAAGAAACCCATAAAAGGCTTCTTGGTTTCTTTTGTTGATTAAGAACACTTACTACTTCCACAATCACGGCAAACGCTACATCCTTCCTGATAGATGATGTGTGCTGAACCACAATTTGCACAAGATTGACCTTCAACAGGTTCACCATCTTTAATAAAAGTAGATAAGAACTTCTTGATGTGGAATACGAATGAACCAGCGAAAGCATTATCAACTGTATCCAACGCACGTGTTATGTTTTTAATCAACACGCCGTGACGCAACAGCAAACTGATAGCTCTCGCAATTTTTGTCGTATTTGTATCTTGCGACATTTTTGACACCGTGTCATCTATGTGACGCTGAGGGATGCCTTTTGCTTGAGCTAGAGCGACCAATACGTCAACAGCGTTGTGAGCTAGCACTTGTTTCTCTCTGTGGTTGGTCTGGACAAACAATGCGAACGGACGGGTTTGCGATTCATTCCACACAACAGTTAGGTAAAATTTAGCACCTTCAGCTCGCAACGTTTTCATTGTTGCGGGCCAGCTGTCTGGCAACACAACTTCATCAAGAATAATTTCTTCATCCGATGCAGTTGCGTCTTTCTCGTCTTTAGCGGCCAATACTGTCGTCATTGTTCCTGAACGATATGTAGTAACACCTTTTACGTATTCAGATTTATAGGCGTCTGTGTAGATGTGTTTGAATGCTTCAAACGGATAATCATTTGGAACGTTTACGGTTTTGCTCATCGCAGCATCAACCCAACGCGCAAAACCGGTCAAATCTCTAACATGGTCTTCTACGGTCAAATTTGTTGTGGTAGCAGCCCAATCAGCGTTAACGTCCCACTCGCCTACAGACTTCATGAAGCGAACGCCGTAATCTTCACACAGTACTTCTTTCGTTAGGCCGCGGTTTTTGTCGATCTTGTACACCGTACCTTCACTATCAGTACCACGAAGGATTTCTTCATCACCTTCCAGTGACAATTTGAACATTTCTGTTTCAAACCATTCGCCTTCAAACCATTTTGGTGTTACAGCAGCGATGTGTTCCGGCATCGTGTTGACGATTACAGTACGAACATATTCTGGCATGAACACCGGCTCAAGTCCGCCTGATACGACGTTAGCAAAAATAGAGGTGTTGCCTGTTGGTTGGATTGACAACAATGAACTGTTGCGGATACCAACACGGGCCATTTTTTCCAATACTGCTTTAGGCAAATTCAAATTCTGAACGAATGCACCTGCAACATGCTTTTCTGGTTCACAGAGCGTAAACATCCCTTTCTCTTCAGCTAGGTCAACTGAATACGTATATGCTGTTTGCGCAATTGTTGACATTACTTGTTCGCGGAATTCAGCAGCTTTCTGTGAACCGAAACGAGTTTTCAACATATACAACGCTGAACCCCAACCGAGGATACCAACACCAATACGACGCTTGTGTCTCATTGAATCTTCGTATTCTGGTAGTGGAGCGTTGGATAGGGTGTTGACGTTATCAAGGAAACGAACCAGATATGTGGTGTATTTCGCCAACTTTTTCAGATCAAAACCAGTGCGAGTTTTGTTGAGGAACATTACGAGATTGAGTGAACCCAAGTTACAAACGTTGCCTGGAGCGAGTGTTTGTTCACCGCATGGATTTGTAGCGAAGATTGTTTCTGCGTAATTCAGTGGACCGAAATGATTAGCTCGATCAAGGAACAGTACGCCAGGCTCGGCGCGGTTGTATGTGGATTCCATGATCAGGTTCCACAAGCCTTTTACAGAGATCGTGTTATAAGCTGTTACAGTGTATCCTTTAGATTTCCACAGTTTGATGTCGCCGTTCCATTCTGCTTTGTATTTTTCGTGTTGGGTGTCTGGAAAGATTAGATCCCATTTATCTAACTCTTCCAAAGTAGATACAAGCGCATCAAGCTCTCGAGGTTGAGATTCAGCGAAGTTTTGAATTTGTTGTTCCAATAATTCAATCTTCGCCAAACGCAGCATGAATTCGTCTGTACAGTTGACTGAAATGTTGAATTTTGTTAAGCGACCAGGTTGTGTTTTTGCGGTAATAAATTCCAAAATATCTGGATGCCAGCAATTGTGAATGAATACACCATTTGCTACAAAGTTATGATGGTCTGGCATAGAAACATCAAACACTTCCTGTTCGATACTTTCTTCAACACGAACCACTTTATGGTTTGTTCCATTAACCGCAAACGTCATTCCTTTGTTCCAAGGCGTTGAGCCTTTGCGCTTAGCAACATACTTAGCCTTAATTTGGTCCGCTTTCTCGTCTCCGTAGAACTCTTCCCAAGTAGTGCCTTTCGTGCGAGAGGCTCGCGCAGACTGCATGCGTTTTAGATCATCTGAATGATGAATGCTGTGATCGCGAAGGGTCATCTGTTGAATATTATCAGGATGATTATTCCACTTAATATGATCAACGTGATGGGCAACCAAACTGTCAGGTGAGCGCTTCTTTGCCATTATTGTTGGATATTCGCCATACTTCATCTCATACACAGCGTTATGTTCGGCGACTGATTTTCGACTACCCGTAACGCTCAGTGTCAAGTAGTTATTTTGCAGGCGCTTATTTAATACACACAAACTGTCGCTATATTGTAAATCTTTCGCTTGCTTGAATGATCCGTCGCTTAACATAAATTCATGTTCTGGAGTACATTCGATGAAATCGTCATTATCGAGTACTACCTTAATCGTTTTCTTTATGCCCTTCGACCACACTAGGAGTGCTTGACGAACTAAAACATTACCATGTCCGTCCGTGCAGTACAAATATGGACGAGTGCCGACCAAATCTTTAATGGCGACTTTTCCTTCAAGCGTATGGATAGGAGTGTTGCCGGCGATACAATCCAGGACACCCATCATAGCGCCTTTGCGGATCTTGCCTTTTGCCTTGACGTTTGTTGATTTCTTACCTGAACCAGCTGTAATGATTTCAGACGACTTATCAAACAATTCCATGTACTTGACGGCGCCTGGCGTTTCAACACCAATTCCGTGAATGAATGAACCGCGTGGGCGAATGTAAGAAAAGTTTTCGCCCCAACCGCCTTCAGACTTCAAGGTGTTGGATTGTGCTTTGAGGTTGCGAAGAATGTTATCCAAAGAATCGATGTCGTAGCTGTCGCGCGGCCCAACGTAGCAATTGTGGACAACTACGTTGTTGACTACATAACTTTCATCTTCTTCCACTGAAATGTTATACACGAATCCTGCATAATCTTCATCAATACGTTCGGGTGTTATCAGAAATCCCTCTCCTTCAAGCGGGCGAGGACCGACGGTTGGTGTTTTGCTGCACTTAAAGTTTAATCGATCGTCAGTGTACACTTTAGACAATTGATTTCTGAATACTGCTGTATGAGTTGCGCCAGAATTTAATCGCTTGTTTGTGCGAGTGCACGGAATACCCAACATTGTCATCATAGATTGGACTTGATTAATCAATGACGGATTCGTAAGTTCGATGTGTACAGACCCTGAAGTAGTTACAAAGCCATCAGCATCGTACAACCCACGCAGGAAACAGCGCTGGATTCTGTCGTTGCTTTTCCATATAACTTCTGGTATCAATTTTGTAGCGAATCCTGATCCAACCAAGTTGTGCAACGCCTGTGAGACGATCAAAGATGCTTTACGGACGTATGTTGTATTGTTCTGACTCGTAATAACGTTAGGACATATACCAAATACCGATTCAAACATCTGCACCATCTCCATCGCAGCAGACGATTCCGTAGTTGAGTTGAATGCCACGTTAAACGCATCAACCGCAAAAGATGGGTGGTTATTATTTCTGAATGTGCAGCCGTCACCAACAAATCTGCCGAGCAGATACGCAAAGGTATCGTCTACGTTGATAAACCGTTTAATTATTGATCCAATCTTGGATCCCTCGGCACATTGACCACCAACATATGAGCGTTTGGTATTAACTGTTGTGTCACCAACTTCAACATATCCTTGATGAACCTGAATAGATAATAGTTCCGCAAGGTCTACTGTAATCGGGATACTTTTTCCATTGTTGTAGTATGACAGAGCTACATCTCGTGTATTCTCTGACGTGGTCCATTTGTCATTACCTTGATAGTATGGGTGCTCAGGGGTGCTGACGATATCATCTGTGAAAAACCCAGACGAGAACCGTTGAACGGGACCAACATATTGTCTAGTCATTGTATTGACAACAGGACGATATCTACCTTTGTGGGTCAACACCAAGTCACCCACTTCAATATCACAAATCTGTTTTGGACCCATAGAAGTCATTACCTCAACCTCAGGGTTAAAACAGTTCATTAGGGTTGTACCACCCCACTCCGTACCCGCATTAGCGTATATTCGCCCACCAGCGGTACACTTGAACTCACTCAACAAATCATAGAACTTTTCAGTCCACTCCAGCTTGAGTTCGTCAGTATCTTCCATTCCAGCAACTGCTGCTGCCACACGGAACATTGTATCGTTAACGTCTACGTCGTTGTGGTCCTTATATGTTGAAGACCACACTTCTTGAGAGAAGAGATCCTGAAACACGGTTTTTGTTTGTTGTTGCAGCAGGTGTTTGATAGTGACACTAAGTGTTGAAGGCGATGTTCTAGCCATATTTTTTACTACTCCGATTTTTATTGTTGTTTAGTATCGTGCATCGGCATGTGATGCACAGGGATTCCGTGTTTGGTAAGATTATCGATTCCGTCTGCACTTCTATACAATTCACTGTAGAACACTTCACCAACTTCCATTGCAATCAACAGCTCAGAGCACTGAAAGCACGGTGATACCGTAACAAATACGGAGGCACCTTGCCCACTGGACGGGCTTCGTGTTAGCTTGAGTATTGCGTTGAACTCTGCATGGCGCACTTGAGGCTTAGTGACGTTATCGGGGGTTTCACAACAGTTGTCGAATCCTGGAGGGGTTCCATTCCAACCATTGGAGAGAGGTGTATCGCCGTTTACGATGATACATCCGACCCGTTTTCTTTCACAATGTGAAAGATTGGCGTATACAAACGCCGCCTTCATGTGGGCTTCCGCGTGGTGTTTTTTCATAGCAGTTCTATTTAGAAGAGACGCTTAAAGTTAAAATTATTATATGTGTATGTGACAGTTAGCACTATATCGCATCCAAAAAAGGATTACAACTGTTGACTTCAATAGTCGCAAACAATAAGATACTCACATCAAATACGTAGATGTATTTGATAGGTCCAAGACTAACTTGGTGTGTTAAATCAACAAAGAGTGTACAAAATGGCCGAAAAGCAGCCGTCTAACAACAAAGAACGCGACGTAGGTCGCATTGTGGCGTATCTCACATCCACGTTCAACTCCGCTACCAGCGAGCATCCTCGCGCTCAACGCGATAAATCCGGTAAGCCCAACCAACTATATCTGTGGCAATGTGAGTTTGCGTATCGCCTCAATGAAGTTGTGATGGGACCAGCATGTTTGCTGCAATCCAGCATCGCCAAGTGCAATGAAATGATCGACGAAGTGATGGCAACCCGCAAAACTTGATGGTTACCTGAAATCGTGACGCGTTAGTACCATAAATATATCTCGACCACGAGGAAGGGATATGTTAATCGAAGAGATTATTGGTACTAACGCGAGTATTAGCGTTCGTCAGTTCCAGATGATCCATGAACACACCGCTACATTCGTGACAGAGTGTGGTGTTTCTCCGTTATTTAAATTATTACCACGCACATATAATGACTTTCATCGCGTCAAAGTGCGACTCAATCGGCGTACCGATCCAGTATCAGAAGCATTCAACAGAGCATTTGCTGATTATAACAAACTGCGGCAGCGGGCAATATTTACGCAAAGTCGCATGCCAGCAGAGACCGAGATGTTGGAACCGTTCTACGTAATCCCAATAGACGGATTCAAATACACGTACAGCACTGAAGTGACAAACTCTTCCGTGGAATATCAGCAGACTTTTAGTACGCTTATTGAACAGTTTGATGACACAAATGCCGCGGTTGAAATTGTCACAGATTTAGTTAGCTATACATACACCCGCCAAAACATCCAAGAAGCGATTGGATCAGGTAGTGAAGTCATTCTATACAACATACCATATTATTACGCTGTTCGTTGTTCTGTGCAGCCATCATACTCATCATTAATGGAGAATATAAAATGTCAGAAGTAAGAGCATTCAAATTGATCAACGGGCAAGAAATCATCGGACTTTGCAGCACACTGAACTCTGGAACCATTGAAATGGAAAAGGTAAGAGAGATCGCTCCAATGGATGATGGCAAGGGCGGGTGGAACCTATCGTTGATGCCGTTTTTGATGTCGTCAATTGATGGAACGTTTGAGTTGAGACTTTCAGGCGTTGTCGGCGAGATTCAGAATTTGCCAGTAGCGTTAGATAAAGAATACAGAAACGCTGTGTCTAAAATCAAAATCGCAACATCCATTAACGGGTAATCCCATGTCAAAGACAGCAACCAACGAAAATGTATACCAATGCGATGTTTGTCACCGCAAGACACGGGTTGCTGTCAATGAGCGTAGCATTGATATATTAGGACAGTGCATTATCACAAACGACTGCTTAGGTCGGTTGCATAAAGTAACCAACACTAAAGATCGCAACTCAACACCTGCTATCACTCCTGCTGTTGCCGGACTAGAGGATTGGTTTGCTAGAAACATTCTAGCGTCAATGGAGCAAACGATCGCTAAAACTTCATGGACATTTGTCCACAATCTCGGGACACGTCCGTTGATTGATATAGCTGTTCATAGAGTTGATTCATCTGGTAAAACAGTGCTGTCGGAACTAGCAAACGAACTATACACCGTAACCGTAAACGACCTTAACAGCATCACCGTCAACTTTACTCGAGCTGAGTCAGGAATTATTCAGTGTATTGGTGTCGCATCAGCCAACACCGTTAATCCCATCATTAATACAGTCACAGCGATTACTGCGTTTAATTTGTCAAATTTGGGGACGGTTACTATTGCTGCACCGGTAGTATTGTCGTCAAATAGTGTTATCGGTAACGTATACACTTCCAGTGGAATTGTGGCGGTAACGTATACACCAGTTACGACCCCGAACGCCAATTCAGCGTGGGAAACCCGTCCAAAAATCTTCTTGAACGGAAGCGTAATGCACGTACACACGTTCAACATACTAAACGACACTGGTGGGTTGATTGCCTCAATGATTACAAATGGCGTAATCACAA